ATGCCAGGGTGGGGGTAGTCTGCGAGACCCCCTCCCCTATGCTTTAAAACCACCGGGATATGGGTTAAATATGACCGTACAGTTGTCGTCACAACTTAAAAACAGAGTAAAATCTGGAATAAAAACGATCAAAAACCCAAAATTTTATCAAAAAAGATCAAAAACTTTACAAAAGTTTGTTTGATCTTTAAAGATTGTTGCTTTGAATCTATTTGAAATCAGATTCTTTAACTTTTCTGTATATGCCAAGCACGTTTAGCCTACAAATCTCATCAATTGCATCATCGACTGCTTTGTCTGCAATATCATCTGGCAATTCAGAAGATGTGTTTGCAATTCTTGCTAAGTATTCACATGTAAAATAACCTTTAGACTCATCAAAAGCTTTCCATTCATCAAACTGAGTGAAAGGACTGTATGGGTTATCTACTGTGGACAGCATGTATACTACATTATCTTCCATAAAATATAACTTTTACTCTCCTTTCACTGCTTCTTGGATGGTACCCACAGGTATACCCAGCTGGGTGGATATCTCAGCCCAGGTGTAACCACTGGCCAAATATGACTTAGCTAGCTGTACTTTGTTTGAAGTCATAGCTTTGTGTTCTCTTGGCGTTGCAAGAGCTTTAACAGAGTCTAAGGAGGTGTTGTCTAATATCTTTCTAAGCTTAGTAGGAGTTATAGCACCAGCTTGAACAGCTGCCCACTCCTTTTCAGATATGACAACAGGCTGCTTCTTAGCTCCAACAATATCCCTTGCCTGAATAAGAGCACGCCCAGACTCCTTCTTCTCTTCCTCTGCTGACATATGAGGATTGTCTGCCTTGCGTTCAGCTAATATAACATTGGCTAGTATCTGTGCCTTACGCTCTTTAGGCTTGTTTGATTCAGCCAAAATAAGTTTAGCATTCAAAGAATCAACTTCCTTCTGGTAAATCTTCTTTGCCGACGGCGAATATTCAATGTCTTTTGTGCCGACTAATAGCTTACGGGCCTTATCCGCTAGTGCCTTCATATGGTTAGCATAGTCACGATATAAAAGCTCCATCTTAGTAGGGTTCTTAGACAATAAGGTACTTGCATCATCTGTTTCATACATCTTAGAAGATATGGTTTGACGCTTCATTGGATTACCTTTACTATCCAAACGGTCTACATACTTTCCAGTAACTGGATCCTTTGTCTTCATCACATCACCAGTATATAAGAAGATCTTCTTTCCAGTTTCTGGGTCAATCGTGTAACCTCGATTAGATCTTTGGTCAACTCTTTGCTGACCTTTAGCTCTAGAAATAAGAGTTCCAGCACCAGCATTCTTTGCTCCTTGATACTTCTCTTTAAGCTCGGTAATGTTGTTGTCTAACTCAGACTTTCTCCAATCCAAATGGTGCTTTGCCGCATCAATTACAACCATCGAATGTTTAACTGCTCTAGCAATCTCGCCAATGTCTGCACCAGATAAAGTCATGTCAGTAATAAGGTTTGAGACTTTTCCCATTTGAACTTGCTTTGCTTTTTCAGTCATTCTTGGAGCTGAATCAGGCAGCTTGTACAATGCTTTAGGGTCAAAGCCTTCAAGCTCTTTCAATGCTTTTGTACTTACAATCTTGTTTCCTTTTGTTGGAATTACAAGAACTGTATCACCATCGAAGTCTGCACCAGATAATCTTTCAGCAACCTTTGAGTTGATCCCAATAGCATCTTTTGCATCGTTTCCAAGAACGGCTTTTGCTTCCTTGTTCTTGTTAGTAACTCTAACTAAAGGAATCTCAAAAGTTCCACCATGCGGATAACGAATCAACGCCACTTCTTCGCCTTCTTTGTAGTTGGTAGAATAGCATTCATTGTTCTTAAGTGTTCTGAATGGTAGGATAACCTGATACTGTTGACGAGGTAAAGCAGCTGCCTTCAAATGAACTGCATCTGAGTCACAACCATCAGCATAAGACTCAAGAAGTTTCTTCTTAACAGTTGGATTACTGATAGACATAATCTCATCAAGTTCATCTTCTTTTAATCTCTTAGCCAGATTCAATTGCTTGTCAGCAAGACCAATAGTCTGTTTAGATAAGAACTGGGATGCTAAGTTCTTCGACCACATTCCCCATTCGCCTTCTTCACGAACAATGTTAACAGCAGATATATGGTCTTTACCATCTTTGTCTTTATAAGTTGTCTGTCTAAACGTAGTTCCAAATACACGCTCAGGTGTTTTAACCGGGTCAGTGCCTTCTTTCATTGGCTTTAATACATCCATCTTATCAGTGCCTTGATGTTTGTTAGTATTAAATACAACATCATACCCCTTAGGTATATCATCACTATATACAGCCATACCTTTTAGATAATGAGTGCCATCAACGCCGATTCTAACTTGAGCATATTTGTTATCACCTAATGATAATTCAGGAACACCTCTTCTTAATTCAATAACACCGTCTTTATCAATACCACCTTCTTCAGCGTACTTTATCTTAACACGGTCTGAAGAGATACTATTAATAGGGCCTTTAACAGCCTTTTCGAAAGTCTGTCCACCATCTTTGGAATATTCACCAACCAGGGCAATCTTATCACGATTAGCCATTAATTCCTTATATGACACATCTCGGTCTGTTAAGACTAAAGTAGTTGTCTTTTGGCCAGTTCCTAATTGGGTAACATATAACTGCATGACTTTATAGCCATTATCAGTTAGTTTAACAACAGCTTTTTCAAGCTTGTCTTTAGTGATACCCATGCCCATGGCACCAGATATACCAATCTCAGTACCAAGACCAATATCGACATACCGATTCTTCTTAACACTATCCTCAAGCATATTAGCAGTATTGAGAATAGCTGTCTTTCTAATATACTTATCTTTGTCAGCTAATGAACGTACACTAGATTCATTCATTCCTAGTTTACGACCAATTGCAACGTTTGAATATCCCTTAGCTTTAAGCTTCTCATATACTGCATAGTTATCTTGTCTCTTCTGAGCATCAGATATTGCAATACGAGCTCTGTATTTCTTAACAGTAATGCCTAAACCCTCAGCAATCTGAGTTTCTGTAAGACCTTTCTTACGTTGGTCATCTACATACTTTAAAAATGGGGCTCCACCTTTTTGGTAAGGATCTTCGCCAGACCCCCACGGGTATCTACCAGAATGACGAGGGGTTCCATAATGTTCAATTGTGTCATTTTCATCGACAATAATGTCAAAACCAACTAAAAAATCATCTGTGTTTTCCATTATAGCTCTCCTCCTCGTTTGACAGATTCTATAAGTTTATCAAATTCTATGATTTTATTCATGATATACTTAATCTCATTGGGATCCGGTAAACATTCTTGAATATCATCCAGTTTGTAGATTCTAAGAATAATCTGAATGTCCTTAGGCTCATAGTGATACTCCAAACAAAATAACGCAGCATATATTTTCAATTGGAGTATATTAGTTTCACTAAATCCAGTCTTTAAGTCATGAATCCTTAATAAGTTATCTTTGAAAGATATAGCATCAGCAGTTCCGAAACAATTTTCAGAATAGTACAACACTACCTCAGGGTCCATCTTAAAGCCGATAGCATCATTCACATGCATGTTTAGTGTTTGTTTCGTTTTTGGTAATTTTACTCGCATAGATATTAAAGTAGCAGCAAGTTCATGTAACTTAGTACCTCTCTGCTTATTAAGCAAATTATTATAAGTATTAACTAACTTATCAGGAGAATAGTTAACCCAATGATAATTACTTGCCCCTAGTACTGCGTGGCTTCCTGCGAGATTGTAATGCGGATTGAACTTCATTCAATACCTCCTCTTTGTTTTCAGGATATATAAAACGAGATATCGACATATCATTCATCATTTCAACATAAGTATCTTGGTTTGGTTGTTTATTAGCGGTGGAAGATCTTTTACATTCTAAAGACGCCCATCGGTCGTTAAATAACACCAAAAGGTCAGGGAGACCCTGAATATATCTAGGATCTGTTTTCATTACAATCGACCCAGGAAGACGTTCGTGTATCTCATTTATAATGTCCTTCTGAAAATCAGATTCTTTCTTATAATGTTTAGTCATAACAAATCCTCCAAGAAAAAATAAGAGTCCTTGTGTTAAAAGGTACTCTCTCTCTATTACACACCCTGTTTTTCGCGCGCACGTTATTCGTCATCAATAAATTTAAACTTATGTCCTTTGTGATGTGTTTGTATGCCAATAGTAACTCTGTATACATTTGCTCTATCACCGCAAATATCGTTTGCGGCATCAGTATACGTTTTATATACCTTACCAGTGTCTTTGTCGATTATAGGTCGATGGGTCACTGGCCGCCCTCTCTTTCTTGTCATCTATTCCTCCAATCTTTATGAATCTAGATTCGTTAAACTTTTTCTTCTTAGATAACGCTCTTAGTATCGCCTGGTCGATAGATGACCCACTAATCAAATGATAATAACTCAAATCGTTAAACTTGGTGTTTAATCTGTCTATCCTTCCGGCCGCTTGTATCATAGTGCGATATGAATAGGACTGACTAAAAAACACCATGGTATCAGTCTCTATGCAATTCCATGCTTCTGAGTGATAGTAGTGAACGAAATACAACCAAGTATCTGTTTTAGGAATATCATCGTGTTTATGTCCATTCAATTCTCCAAAAGGAATACCATTACTAGTAGCATAGTCTCTCAGCATATCTAACTCATAGTCAAAGTTATAATATACCACTATCTTAGGATTCAACAGATATATTCTGTTCAACTCAAATATTCTTGACATATCAGAGTTAACTATACGTCGAAGAGTATAACAGTACTCACTTGCATTCTGAATTGGCTCATAGTTGTTGAATGGATTCTTTCTGTTGATGACAACTTCTTTGATGAGATAG